ATTAGCAGACGGTAGAGTTGGAACTGCTATGATTCAGGAGTTTCGTTTCAATCAATATTGTGAGCGACTACAGAAGTATATCAGTCAAAAGCTAAATGATGAATTTAAATTATTCATGCGTTGGAGAGGATTTAATATTGATTCTAGTCTATTTGATATTAAATTTAATGCTCCGCAGAACTTTGCAGCCTATCGTCAATCAGAACTTGACACATCACGGGTAACTGTATTCCAGTCAATGGAAGCTTTCCCGTATATTAGTAAACGTTTTGCTATGCAACGATTCTTAGGGTTAACACAAGAAGAAATCGAAGAAAACAACAAACTTTGGTTTGAAGAACGTCAAGAACCAGAAGATAGTGAAGCTAGTGGAAGTGACTTACGTAGTATTGGTATAAGTCAAGGTGATATGGAAACTGATACTGAAACGGCCGAGAATTTGGAAGCAGGCCCGGATCCATTAGCTAGCCCAGATGGTATGCCAGTTGCAGTAGGCGGACCTGAAACTATGCCAATGGGCGGTGGAGCACCTGCACCAACTATGTCATAAATAGTATATAGGAAATATACAAGTGAAATTATTTGAAATGTTTAATCCATCTGTTGAAGGGTACCAAGATGTTACTAAAGATAACAGTCCGCCTAAGTGGAAAGAAACACGTAAAACAAAATTAACACTGCGTCAAATAAGAAAATTACGTAAAATGAATGATGTACGTAACTTTGAACGTACTAAAAATCTTAAAAAAATTCGCAAACAATTCACTCCTGTAGCCCCAGAAACTCCTGGATTATAACGCTACCAGTACTATCTGTACTAAAAACGTAAAAAAATAGCACATATTGAGTAGTTTTAGCAACTACTCACTAAATAACTTTACAAAGCCATTTCTACGTAGGAGAACAACAATGGATAACAAAAAATTTGAGCAGTTGATTGATTTAATTATCAATGAAGATGAAGATAAAGCACGTGCATTATTTCACGATATCGTGGTTGAAAAAAGCCGCGAAATTTATGAATCAATGATGGACGAAGACATGGGCATAGGTGGTATTCAAAACCGTGACCAAGTAGGTGGATTACAAAACGAAATCGGTGCCGAAGAACAAGGCATGTCTGAAGATGAAGATGAATTTGCTGACATCGAAATGGATGACGGCGAAGGTGAGATGGACGTTGACCTTGACAGCGATGACATGGACGACGGCGAGATGGGTGAAGAAGATTTAGAAGACCGTGTTGTTGACTTGGAAGATAAACTAGACCAGCTAATGGCTGAGTTTGAAGAAATCATGGGCAACGACGGTGAAGAAGATATGGGCGGCGACGACATGGGCGGCGACGACATGGGCGGCGACGAAATGATGGAAGGTGAAGATGAAGAACTTGAAGAAGGTGAAGAAGAAGTAACTGAAGCTGAAGATGATGAAGAAGCATTAGAAGAATCTATTCAACTACAAAAAGTTAAGAGTGTAACACATGGTGACAATGGTCAACAAACAAAGAGCCCAGTTGCTGGTAAGAACCCAATCGGTGCTCGCCCAGCTAACAAGCTAGGTGGACATGAGTCTACTACAGGTGGTACACAAAGTGGTTTGTTAAAGCCAACTCCAAGCACAATTCCTGGCAAGTATAAAAATGCCCCGGGCGCTACATTTAGCGAAAAAGGCGAAGCAGCACCAAAGCCAAAGCATGGTGATGACGGACAAAATACAAAGTCTATCACTAGCGAAAGCAAAAAGAGTGTTAAGAAGCCAGTAGCACAAGCTACTAAAAAGATTGTTAAGAAATAAGGTAACCTGAGATAATGGCTTTGTATCTCAAAGAGCATCTAACTTTTGACCGCGCTAGTATGGTGGTTGAGAGTGAAGGTGAAGGTAGCAAGAAGTCCCTTTATATGAAAGGGATATTCATTCAGGGTGGGGTAAAAAACGCTAATGAGCGTGTTTACCCTGTTTCTGAAATCGAATCTGCTGTAAATACTCTAAATGAACAAATTCAAACTGGTTATTCAGTTCTAGGTGAAGTAGATCACCCTGATGATTTAAAAATTAATTTGGACCGTGTATCACATATGATTACTCAAATGTGGATGGATGGTGCAAATGGATTCGGTAAACTAAAAATTCTACCAACTCCAATGGGACAGTTAGTGTCTACAATGTTGGAGAGTGGTGTTAAACTAGGTGTCAGTTCTAGAGGCAGCGGTAACGTTGATGATGGTTCTGGCAAAGTCAGTGACTTTGAAATAGTCACTGTGGATATTGTCGCACAACCAAGCGCACCCAATGCGTATCCCAAAGTAATTTATGAAGGTATGATGAATTTACGTCATGGTCATAGAATGCTGGAAATTGCAAAAGATGCTCAGGGCGATAAGAAAGTACAGAGATACCTGAAAGACGAAGTGGTTCGTCTTATCAAGGACCTCAAGATTTAAAGGGAAAAGATATGCTAGATGCAATCAAACCATTACTTGAGTCTGGACTAATCAATGAAGAAACCAGTGTCGCTATTAACGAGGCATGGGAATCAAAATTGAATGAAGCTAGAGAACAAGTACGTGCTGAACTACGTGAGGAATTCGCACAACGTTACGAACATGACAAACATGTAATGGTAGAAGCCCTTGATAAAATGGTTACTGATGGCTTGACAAGTGAAATTGAAGAATTTCAACTTGAAAAGCAAGCAATGAACGAAGACCGTGTTAACGCAAAACGCAAATTACAAGAAAATGCAGCCAAGTTTAATAATTTTATGGTAACTAAGTTATCAGAAGAAATCAAAGAACTACGCACTGAGCGTCAAATACAAAAAGAAAGTCAACAAAAGTTAGAACAATTTATTGTTCATGCTCTTGCCCGTGAAATTAAAGAATTCGCACAAGATAAACAAGCTGTTGTTGAAGCTAAGGTTAAGTTAGTTGCAGAAGGTCGTAAACAACTAGAAACATTAAAGGCACGTTTCGTGTCTGAAAGTGGAAAGCGTGTTAACGAAGCTGTAAGTAAACATCTAAAAGGTGAAATGAGCCAATTGAGAGAAGATATTATGACCGCACGTGAAAACGATTTTGGTCGCCGTATCTTTGAAAGTTTTGCTAGTGAATTCAGTGCTACTCATTTAAATGAGAAGGCTGAGACACGTAAGTTAATGCAAGCATTAATGAAAAAAGACGAACAATTAGCTGAGTCTACAAAGAAAATCGCTGAAACTAAGCAATTAGTTGAAAGCACACAACGTGAAGTCCGTATTATTAAAGAATCAACTAATCGCCAACAAGCGATGGATGAATTGCTAAGTACCCTTAATAAGGAAAAAGCAGTATTAATGCGTGACTTGCTAGAAAGCGTCCAGACACCTCGTCTACAAGCCGCTTTCGATAAGTATCTACCAGCAGTGCTGAATAATATCAATGAAAGAAAAGAGCCTAAAAAGCAAATGATTTCAGAAAATATTAAAGCAGTCACCGGGGATAAATCTGCCATTAAACAATTCGAAGTCGAGCCGCGTGATAACGTGATTGACCTTAGACGTTTGGCAGGGCTCTAAACAAAGACATAATTTAGGAGAAATATAAATGTCACAAGTTCTATTAGAAAGCCGTTGGGACGAAACCAAAGAAGCCCTACTTGAAGGTCTTAAAGGTAATCGCCGCTCAACAATGAGTGTTATCTTAGAAAACACTAAAAAACAGTTACTATCTGAATCTTCAGCTGGTACAACAACATCTGGTAATATCGCTACATTAAACCGTGTGATTCTTCCGGTTATCCGTCGTGTCATGCCAACAGTTATCGCTAACGAGTTGGTTGGTGTTCAGCCAATGACAGGACCAGTTGGTCAAATTCACACTCTACGTGTTCGCTATGCTCAGTCTTTAACAGACAACAGCACAGCCGCAACAAGCGTAACAGCTGGTGAAGAAGCATTGAGCCCATTCAAAATTGCTCAAGCATACTCAACACAGACAAATGCATCTGGTTCATCATCTATCTATACTGGCAATAACACTGCTACTTTAGAAGGTAATGGCGGTAAGCAAATTTCTGTGCAAATCTTGAGACAAGCTGTTGAAGCTAAGTCACGTAAATTGCAAGCACGTTGGACATTTGAGGCAGCACAAGAT